GTTAAAAATGCATTTTTTAAAATGCGTTTGATTTCAACTGCTGGAGGATCTAATGAAATATCAGATTCTACAACAATTTGAATCGTTCTTTCTGCTAAAACAACTGGGATTTTTACAATGGGTGCTCCTGGAGTAAGAATTGGTGTTGCAGCTGCATCACTTAATGGTGTTTGAGTTTGTCCATTTACCTCACAAGGTACGTTAATTGGGCATTGTTCACTCATATTATCTAATCTCCTTTTTAAAATAAATTTAGATTTTTAAAATCTTTCAATGTCAATATATTCGTTTTTTTCATTTATGTATAAGCATGTATACTAGTTTTTGAAATTTATTTATAGAAATTTATTTATAAAAATTTATTAATAGGAGATATTTTTATAAGGTGTATGCTTCTATAAAATTTTATTGTGCTTAATATACGAATTTAATAATATATTATTCTAATAAGATTTACAGAAAGAGAAACATGAGTTTTTTTATTGAAGTTGTAGGAAAAATCTAAGGAAGAAGAGGGCGAGATACCTGGCGGCTTAAAATGGTGACGACGGATTATATATTCCTATAAAAACTATCAATAGTCTTGTATATCCTGCTGTAATTGTAGAAGTAGAATATACAACATTAGCAAATAAAAAATGATATATAGGAGTAAAACAACACTCGATAAGGAAAAAGAGTTAGAAATCATTCAAATTATTTATGTTGTTAAAAGCTGGTGGGAAAACGAAAAAATAGTTCAAACTACAGTTTCAAATACAGAATAGAAAGATGTGGAAGTAGTGGCAGAGTCGTGACCGCTTTTTGGCAGTAAATGTGCCGGTTGTTTTGGCATTTCCGTGTTATATTTGTATTGTGAGAAGTGACGGAAAACATTGCTCACAAAATTCCTTATAACTGAAAATGGATCGTCATAACCGGTGGCGATGGTTGCAGATTGAATGAACAGTTGTTTCTTGATTTCACATTCAATTGCAATTCACATTGTGTAAACGGAGAAGGGCTTTTGCTCTTCTTCTAGTTACTTAATAATGTACAAATAAATTGATGCAACAATATTAGGTGATTGGAAGAAGGAGAAAACTTCATTTACCGTAATTGAAATACAAATAAATAATTGATATCAGAGCATCCATTCAGGTGCTTTTTATTTTGATATGCTAATTAATCGCAAATCGGTATTCCAAGTACTCTTAGAGCTAATGCTACTTGAAGAGAAATCTCTAATCTAGCAATTTCGATACCAGCTACTGTAAGAATTAAAAAAGGCTGGCCATTTACAAACAAAACAAACTCAACACAAACCAAATATTGTAAAGAAGGTTCGAAAACCATCTAATGTAACACATCATATATTTTGTTACGTAAATTTCGATAAAAATAGAGGTAGTTAACCAAGTGAAGTTTATGCAGGAAATGGTGAGGGTTTTAGGATAAAAACAGCGTAAAATCAACAATGTATAAAAGATGTTGTAATTGTAAGTTCTTAAAAGCACTATAAACGTTGATATGACAGCATATTTCCCGAAAATCTTGTTTACATAAGTAACCTTATCGGTAGTCATTTTGAATATGTATTCATTTCCCGTGCATATAATAAATTTCCTAACGGATTTTTAAAAATAAGATTCTTTTTCATGGTAATATGGAAGAAAAAGGAGATGACGCATTGGTTACTAAAGATATAACTAAAAAATTAAAAGAATTGAAAGTTAATGGCGCGAATATTGATTTCTCCGACGCATTCGTAAGGTTAATTGAGAATACGAAGAAAGAATGGATTAATGCTACAGAGTCTATAGATATTACAGAGTGGACATGGGGAGTGTTAGTCACTTCGCGTGAGAAAAAATGGATTTGAAATGGGTGTTCCCGTTGATGTAGTTGCGATAATCGAAGAAGATGACAAGTCAATTCAAGGTACAATCATTCTTGAAAATATGGAAACTGAATCGAGTAGTGATTTGTATAAAGAGGAACTGCGTTTTATTGGCGTGAGTAAATTAGATGGATACGATGCTGAAGTGAAGCCATCTGATGACAATGTAATGCCATCATGGCAACCGTGGTTTTAATGATTAATAAGAAGATTTTCTTAAAGTAGCGAATTCGCTGCTTTTTTATTTTGTAAAACGATTAGCGTGAGGTGGTGTAAATGGAAGAAGGTAATATAAACGTTCCTACATGCTCTGTTTGTAATGAACCCTGCATGTGGACATTAAAAATGCCATTAACTATTACTCATTTTGATAAAACATATCTCCGTGAAGCAAATACGGATAATGCTCATATATGTATTGAGTGTTTGGAGAAGGAAGTACAAACAATTGGATAAGGGGGCAGGTGTTATGTAATTATGGCCAGACAACGAAGTCCAGACCGTAACAAAGCGTATGAAATATTTAAAGAACATAACGGTGATATTACGAATCGTAAAATTTCCGAATTGTTGTCTACATCCGAAAAAACTGTAAGTGAAAAAACGGTTGGTGGATGGAAATCCAAAGATGGATGGATAGACCAATTAAATGGAGTACTCCGTAAAAATGAACGGAGTACTCCAAAGAAAGATACGGAGTACTCCAAAAAGAAACCAGGAGCACCCAAAGGTAATAAGAATGCTGTAAACAATCGCGGTGGAGCTAAAAAGGGCAATAAAAACGCTGCTGGTAATCCCGGAGGTTCTGCTCCATTGCGTAATGGTAATGCTGCTACTCATGGTTTATATAGAAAGTATTTACCAAAAGAATTATATGATTTAAAAGAAGAGCTAGAGGAAGCGATTAACAATGATCCTTTATCGATTCTATGGGAAAGTATAATGTTGCAGCACGCTCAAATCATTCATGCTCAACGTATTATGTTCGTTAATAATAAAGAGGACATGACAAAGGAACTAAGAAAGAAAAAACTTAGTGAAAGCGGATTTGAAGAAGAGTGGGAAATTCAATTTGCTTGGGATAAGCAAGCGAGTTTTTTAAATGCTCAATCTAAGGCCCTTTCTACTTTGTCTGCTCTTATTAGAGATTTTGACAGATTAGCAAATATAGATGATGAGCGACGTGCCAAACTTGAATTTATCCAGGTTCAAATCGACAAAATTAAATCTAATACTAATAATGATGATAACAATATTGATCCAGTTGTCATTGTAGATAATGTCAGTGGTGATTTAAATGTCTAAAAAGCAAATCGGTGAAATACTGCCACCGGCATTTCATCAAGTTTGGTTAGCTCGTAAATGTGAATCGATATTAAAAATCGTTTGTAAAGGCGGGCGTGGTTCGGGTAAATCTACTGATATATCCATTTGTATTGTTATGGATCTTATTCAGTTTCCTATTACAGTGCTTTGCATACGTAAAGTAAAGGATACAATAAGGGAATCTTGCTATGAGCAAATAAAAGAAGCTATAGAAATACTAGGTGTAGAGCATTTATTTCGTTTTAAAGAAAGTCCAATGGAAATCATTTATAAGCCGCGTGGAAACAAAATGATATTCCGTGGCGCTGATGACCCTGCAAAAATCAAATCTATTAAGATAGTAAAATATCCAGTTGCTATTGCATGGTTTGAAGAATTGGCCGAATTTAAATTAGAAGAAGATGTTTCTACAATAGAAAAATCTATTTTGCGTAAAGAATTACCGAATGGATTGCGATATAAAATGTATTACTCATACAACCCACCGAAGAGAAAACAATCCTGGGTTAATAAGAAGTTTGAAACGCAATTCAGACCAAAGAATACATTTGTACATCATAGTACATACCATGATAACCCGCATATTTCTAAGCAGTTTGTAGAAGAAGCAGAAGAAACGAAAAGGCTGAAACCGCAGCAATACGAACATGAATATGAAGGGAAACCGACAGGCAGTGGTGTTGTTCCATTTAGTAACCTTAAATTCAGACGTATTACAGATAAAGAAATTAAAACATTTGATACTATACGTCAAGGAATTGACTGGGGTTATGGGAATGACGCGCTGTCTTTTGGTCGTATGCATTATGACAAAACACGCAGGAAGCTTTATATATTTGGTGAAATACATGGTGTTAAAATCAGTAATCGTTCATTAGCTGAAAAGATAAAGAAACTCGGCTGGGATGATGTTGAAATAATTGCGGATTCTTCTGAACCAAAATCAATCGATGAAATGAAAAACGATCATGATATTAAGAAAATCAAGGGTGCAATTAAAGGGCCTGGTTCTGTTGAATACGGAGAAAAATGGTTAGATGATTTAGTAGAAATCATAATTGATCCTGAGCGTTGCCCAAAAACTGCAGGTGAATTTGAAAATATTGATTATGAAGTTGATAAAGATGGTAATCCGAAAAACAGATTACAAGATAAGGACAATCATAGTATCGATATGACTCGTTATGCATGTGAGGACGATATGAGTAAACGTAAAGTAGTTATGGGTGGAAAGGTTAAAAGAATGTAGTCGAGCATTTATTGTTCGGCTATTTATTTTGCTCTATTAATAGAAGAAAGGAGGACATACAAAGGATATGAGCGACAAGAAAACCATAAATAATGTAAAAGTAATTAGCGTTAATAAAGCTGCAGATGATCCAAAAAATAAGGAAGATAACAGCAAACAAATGGCAGTTGACCCATTCGCACAAATATATGGAGATAAGGGATTGGTTAAGCCCCCTTATGATATGAAGGTACTGATGGATATAAAGGAAAGTAACCCTATTCATTCTGCTTGTATTAGTGCCAAAGTGGATGATATTGCAGGTGTCGGTTTTGACTTCGCACCTTTTGAAGAAGTGAAAGAAGCAGCGAGCCAGGAGCAATATGAGATGCTAAAAAATTTCATGCGGAAGTGCAACCCAGAAATGACAAGTTCAGAAATTCTTAGAGCTGTATGGGAGGATTATGAAACAGTTGGCTGGGGCATTATTGAAGTTGTTCGTGATAATAAAGGTGAAAGTCCGGTAGAGCTTTATCATATACCAGGACATACAGTACGTGCTCATAAGGACAAAATACGCTTTGCTCAAATTGTAAACAATAAAGAAATCTGGTTTAAAAAGTTTAATTATCCAAATGATTATCATCTTGCTGATGGTAGGCCTTTAGGTGCAGATGATCTTGCAGGAAATGGAACAGAAAAAGCCGGAGAAGTAATTGTTATTCGTAAATTTGGTTCTCGTTCTTCTTATTATGGAATACCTAATTACGTTAGTTCTATAGGTTCAATAGTGGGTTCACAAGCAGCAAGAGATTACAATATCGACTTTTTTACAGGTAAAACCATCCCGGATTCCATTTTATTTCTTGAGGGAGTCGATGAAGTAGATTCTGGAACAGAAAATGAACTGAAAGCATTCTTCTCTGCAGAAACAAAAGGAGAACATCATAAATTAGCCGTTGTACCTGTGCCAGATGGTGCGAAAGCAAGGTTAGAAAAGATTAGTCCAGATGTAAAAGAAGGTAGTTTCCGTTTATATAAACAGGATAGCGCAATGGAGATATGTGTGGCCCATCGTGTACCGCCTTATCGTATCGGCTGGGCTATGACAGGTTCATTGGGGCAAACAACTGCTAAAGAAATGAACGAGATGTACAAGCGCTCTATTATAGAGCCTGGTCAAGAAATCCTAGAGCATCGATTGAACAATCAATTGTTCCGTGTATTCGCTGAAATACTAGGTAGTTTAGATTGGCATTTCAAATTAAATGAAATTGATACGGATGACCGTGAAGCGGATTTAAAGTATGCAAAAGACAGTTATGAAGGTGGAATATTAAAACTGAATGAGTCCCGTAAGGTAGTAGGTTATGAACCTGTACCAGAAGGGGATAAATTCTTTGATGGTACAACTGAATCTTCTCTACCGGAACCAATTGCAAAAGCTGCAGATAATGAGCAAGATAACTTAATTGCTATTAATACATTTAGGGAAAAGCATGAAGAAATAGAGAAAGCTATGCAAAAGAAGGTAGCTGATTTTTTTCTGAACAGGGAAAACGGCTCTTAAACCTGCTTCCCGTAATTCGTATTAATAAAGCAGATGAAGAATTTGTTCCTGTAATTAATGAAGCAGAAGTTGATGAATTTCTTGATAGTATTGATTGGGATGAGGAACGACAAATGTTTGTCGATGAAGTCACGGACACACTACAGGATGATGTAACAGAGTTTGTACAGAGTACTACAGCTTCTAACGGTTTAACCTGGATGGTATTAGATCCAATTGGTGACGTTGCTGCAAAATGGGTAGCTACTTACGCTTTTGAATTAGCAAAGGGAATCCATGAAACCACTAAAGATAGATTAAGAGAAACAATGCTAAAGAATCTTAGTGAGGGAATGGGTGTCGATGCATTAAGTGTTTCCATTGCAGATGTAATGTCAGAAGCGAGCAACTACAGAGCGATGATGATTGCACGTACAGAAACTACATATGCAATGAATTACGGCAATTTAATTGCTTATAAGGGCGCAAATAGAAACAAGAAAACATGGCTTACAGGAAACGATGAGCGTGTTTGTAAAGAATGTGGTGGTTTACATGGGGAAACGGTAGATATTGATGATCTATTTAGTAATGGAAAGATGTGCCCACCAGCTCATCCGCATTGCCGATGTACTATGATTTCAGAAGAGTAATAAAATACACCTATTTAATTGGGGTTTCATCGTCAAAACGTATAAGGCTTTAAATTGGCTGCTATGCGTTTTGACAGTGGAACCCCAATATTTATAGGGAAGGAGGTAAAACGATGGGATACGAACTAAAAAACGCCAATATCAGCTATGTTTCATTAGTTACAAAAGGCGCTAATGGTCGTCAATTCGCCATTATGAAAAGCGAATCTGCTAAACAACCAAATATATCAAAGCAAGTTCCAATCCTTAAAACAGAGGAAGAGAAGCAGCTTGTTACAGGTGTAGTATATGAACCTGATGTAGAAGATTCACACGGGGATAAAATGACAGCAGAAGAAATTGAAAAGGCTGCTTATACCTTTATGGAGAATTACCAACACATTGACAAGCAACATGATGAAATCGCTGGTAAAGGGACAGTTGTTGAAAACTGGATTGCTAAAAGTGATATGACAGTAGGCGAACAAGAAGTACAAGCAGGAACATGGCTTATGACTGTTCGTGTTGATGATGCAGACACCTGGGAAGAAATTAAAAAAGGTGAAGTTACCGGTTTTTCTATGGGTGGATTTGGTGAACGAGTAGAAATCGCCAAGACTGATGATTTTACTCATGAAGATAAAGGCCTTATTCGAAAGATGTTAGATTTCGTTAAAGGTGAAACTCACAAAATCACAAAAGGCGAAGTAAAAGACCGCTTTATTGATGAAAAACAAAAGCGTGATTTACGAGCTGTCTTTAATTTGTTTGAAGATGTGTTCTATTGGGAGATTTGGGAAAGTAATCCCGATATCGATCGTATGGTAGCTGCTCTTGATGATATGAAGGACATACTTTCTTCTATTAAAGGTGGTTATACCATTGCGAAATCAGAAGACAGTGTACAAGCAGAAAGCATTGTTTTAGAAAGTATTAAAAAAGCGGGTAAAGTATTATCCCAAAAGAATCATACAAAATTAGATGAAGCATTAGCTTTAATTACTGAAATAAAAGAAGCTGCTTCACCACAGGAGGAAGATGAAATGAAAGCAGAAGATATTGCAGAGATTGTTAAACAAGCAGTAGAACCACTAGCTACTAAGTTAGAAAAGATTGAAAAACAGGTGAATGGTGAAGAGGTAGAACCGACGCCAGAAGAGCAAACAGAGGAAGAAAAAGCTGCAGCAGTTATTCAAAAAGCATTAGAACCAATTACAAAGCGAATTGAAAATATCGAAAATGCTGCTTCTATCCGTAAAGGTTTAGATCCAGATGAAGAAGTTACACCAGGACAACAACCAATAAAAAAATCAGTATTCTCAAATTTAAATTTGTAATATAAGGAGGAATAAACAATATGAACAATCAACAATTATTAAATCGTTTATCTAAAATTGAAAAGACAATTACTACAGGTTCAGTTTCTTCTGGTTTATTAAATCCAGAGCAAAGCAAAGAATTCTTTAGAATGGCATTTGACGCAACACCATTCTCTCAATTACATCGAAAAGAGATGCGTAAAGCAAAACAAGGTGTACTTGATAAAGTTGGTATTGGCGGCCGCATTCTACGTAAGAAAACAGAAAATAAAGATGAGGATTACCGTGCAGGTGTTACTACATCAACTATTCCATACAATACAAAAGCACTCCGCCTACCTTGGGAAATTACAGAAGAAACTCTTCGTGAAAATATTGAAGGTGAAGGTTTTGAAGATACAGTAATGACTCTTATGTCATCTCAAACGGGGGTTGATTTAGAGGATTTACACTGGAATGGTGATATTGAATCATCGGATCCATTCTTATCAATTAACGATGGTTGGTTAAAGAAAATCTTAAAATCTAAAGAATCGCATATTATTGACCACGCTAAATTAGTGACTGGTACAGGAGAAGAAGCAAAAGCAAATGGATTTGGTAAAGGTTCAATCTTTGCGTTATCTGGTGTTATGCCAAACAAATATAAGAATAGTAATCTACGTTGGATCATGTCGCCAAATCGTAGAGAAAAATGGATTGAGTATTTAACAAATCGTCCTACAGGTGCTGGTGACGCTGCATTACTTGGAGCAGGAGATCAAGTTAATAAACCGATGGGATACGGAATTGTTACAGTTCCTTCTTTAACGGATGATGTTATTATTCTTGCAGATCCACGTAACTTTATTGCTGTTAATACATACGAAACTCGTATTCGTAAAACAACAGAAGGTAAATCTGCAGTAATGGAAGATAAACGATTCTATGTAATTCACTTTGATGATGATGCTGTAATTCAAGAATTGGATGCAGTAGCAATCCTAACAAATATTCCGGATACGTTTGGAGCTTAATATCCAGGCGTATTTTTTATGGTAATAAACCCTTTGTTATTAGGGTTTTGAATGTATACTTTTTTAATGTTTTCTTGTTTTTAACGGAAAACGAGACAGAACCAATAAAACCAACAATACGAATGTAAACTTTCATTGATTAGTTTACATTCGTATTTTCAATGAGAAAAAACACAGCAATGACCTAGGCTATATTGTGAATGCTCATAGTACTATATGTTGGATATCAAAAACGTGTTAAAAAGTAAACTTTTAATAATTAGTTTACATTCGTGAAAGGGGTGTTAATTATGAAAGTAGTTACGCTGCGATTAGGTGGTACTTATACCGCTTATGGACAAAAGTTTAAGAATGGCCAAGAAGAAACAATAGCAAATGATAAAGCTGATTACCTTGTAAGTACTGGACATTTTGAACTTGTAAAAGAAGTCGATAAGAAGGAGAAAGAAACATAATGGATATTACCTTGCAGGACATTAAAGACCGCGTAAATGTACAGAAGATGCCTGATACAGTTATTCAAGAACTAATAGATTACTATGCGGTTATTGCTAGAAAGTATTTACGAGTAAAACCGGAGAATCCAATGAAAGAAGTCATTCAAACAAGCAAACTAGCTTGGATTTCTTTTCCTGCTGAATCTATAGCAAAAGTAACTCATGTTAGTTCGAAACAAGATATGACCGATTCTATTACTGTAAATGGGCGTATTGTTTATGGTTTATCCGAAAATCAGTTATATGAATTCGAATATAAGATACAAGATTATGATGATCTGCAGGTACTTATGAAGAAATGTATTATTGATTTGGTTGTTTCTGCAGTAGTTCGCGCTAACTTACAACGAAAAGGTATGAAGACATCGGAGAGTATAGGGGATTATTCGTACCAGATTAGCCCAGAAACGCTAGATGAACCAGCTACGAACAATAAGATACTCAATGGTTTAAAAGGCTTTAGAGCAAGAGTTAAGCCGGTGATGGCCACATGAACGAAATGTATTTCGATGATGGTGGAATGGATGATTTATATATTCATGAGGTAGTTGTAAAACGAAAAATGAAAAAGAAACAATCCTCTGGTAATTATGCAGAAACAGAAGAAGACATTTATGAGAATATGACTTGTCGTGTAACTACTAATTCTGCTGCTGATAATGAAAGGTTTAAGCGTGATAAACAAAATTTTGATACAACATTTAAGATATATGCGCCTGCTTCTTACAAAATTAAACCTAATGATCGTATTCATTTCAAAAGTGAAGAATTAGGTGTTGATTATACGTTTGAAGTTAAAGGAGAACCGCGCAATCCTGCGTTTATGAATCACCACATTGAAATTTATTGCGAAAAGGTATGATTCTATATGGCTAATTCAGTAGAAATTGAGTATTCAAGCAATATGGAGCAAATCAAGACGCATATTAACGCTATGTGTGTTGAAAAGGTCACAGCAGCATCTATTCATTTACAAAATCAAGTGAAGAAGAATCTCACGGGTAGCCGTAGCGGTAAACAATACAAAATACCTCATACGAGTCGTAAATATACTGCTTCTAAACCAGGTGAAGCTCCTGCTGTTCGTACCGGTGACTTGTTAAATTCGATTAAATACAATGTTAAACGGTCACAATCAGAGGTATTGGGTGCAGTAGGAAGCGACTTGCAGAAAGCAATATGGCTTGAAACTGGTACGAGTCATATGGAAGCCCGCCCATTCCTATTAAAAGCGTTTGAAAAAGAACGCAGAGAGCTTAAAAGAATGATGGGAGGGTAATTGTATGTCTAATGCTATTGCAGCTATTAGAATGCTTGTAGAGAACGATGAAATAATAAAAGCTAATCTATCAGAATATGGTGAAGGCGAGGACAAAGGCCCTGCTCTTTCATTCCAAACTGCACAAGATGATATGGAAATGCCTTATGTAGTTATGAGAATTGAAGCAGATAATCCCGATGATGTTGAAATTATAGATCGTATGATTCTAAATTTCGATGTGTATTGTGATAATGGGGATTATGATAAGGCAAAGTTAATTGCTACACGTATTGAAAAGTTACTAGATAGAGAAGTTGGTTTAAAAGATGATGGGATACTTTCTATACATCGAGCCGGTAAACTGCCGGTACCGGATGAAGATCCATCTATCATTCATATAAATGCGAAATTTCTTGTCCGAACCATGCGAACGGACTTGTATTAGGGGGTAGGACAAATGAGTTGGAAATTAATTAATGGTGTCCGTGAAGGGACTACTGATAATTTTGTTATTGGCCCTGGTGTCATGTACAAAGGTTTTAAAAGTGTAAAAGAATTAGGTGAGCTTGTAGGAGCGACTACAGGCGGAACTAAAGTAGGTTTTGATCGTGAGTATTATGATGCAGATATTGATGGTGTACTAGGTAAAATGGTGCGTGGTAAGTGGTTATTAAAAGATGAACCACATGTAGAACTTACATTAGTAGAGTTTACAAAAGAAAACCTGCAGTTAGCTTTACCAGGGATGACGGTAGATAGTACAACTGAAACAGATTACGATATTATGAAACCTTCAAATGATATTCCGGATTCAAACTATCATGATATTGCACTCATTGGTATGATTTCGGGTAGTGAGCTACCAGTCATTTTTGTAATTCGTAATGCAATGGTAGTTTCATCTATTGAAGTAGATCTAAAAGACGGTAAAGGAACGGTTGGTTTGAAATGTAAATTTATCGGTCATTACAGTGAATCTGCACCAACTACACCACCATACGAAATCTATTTACCAAAGAAAAAGAAAGTAACAGTACAAAAAGCACCGGCTACCGCATAAATGGTAGTCGGTTTTCTATTGCATAAAACGAGCTGAATACAAAAAAGGAGCGGACAAAATGACTTCTATATTAGAAAAAATGATGAATATCGGTACAGAAATTACAATCTTAGGTGAAAAAGTAACAATGCGACGATTAAATGTAACGGACGTTTGGCGATTCGCTAAGATTATTTCGAAGGTTGGACGCAACGCAATAGTTAACTTTGCTGATTTCGGTAAGGATAAGCAAGCAATGGATGAACTAACTAAAGCAGCAGAATCTCTTCCAGAAGAAGAAAAACAAGCACAATTAGTTGCACTTAAAGAAAAGCAGCAACAAAAAGGATTAGAATTTGCTTTCCGTGTTCTAACGATGATCCCTGCTTGTGAGGATGATTTTACAGAGTTCTTTGCTAGTTTATTAAAAGTGAAAGCAGAAGAGTTTAGACAGTTCCCTCCGGAAGCAATGGTTGCTGTTATACAGGGCCTATTAGAAAGTGAAGACTTAATGACTTTTTTCAACCAGGTCAAGGGACTCGTGAAAGTTCAGAGCGAGAAATGGAGCCAATCAGCAGCGGCGCCGAACCTAGCGTAAATGAAAATTCAGATGAATATTTAGAGGAAGCCGAACAAAATATGTTACGTGCTTTCGATAAAATCCAAAAACGGTATGGATGGACAGATGATTATGTCTTATCAATACCGTATTCGCGTTTAATGGACCTGTTTTCTTTAATTGCACGAGAAGAGCAGCAAGAAGAACTAAATGAGTGGAAGAAGATGGCGTTCATTGGCTTTCAAACTCGTCAACTTGAAGAAGGTACTACTTTTAATGATTATCTTCAAGCCTTTGGACTAACTGACACCCAGGACGATAAAGAATCATCTTATGAAATGGGTGAAGTATGGACGAAAGAAGAGTGTGAAGCGCATGTTGCTCAAATCATGGCTCACTTCCAAGAAGACGATGAAGAATAAAATGGTTATCGGCCCCGTGAAAGGGGGTGCGTAAATGTTAGCTGAAATGTTCCAACTGTTCGGAACGATTGGTATTAAAGCAGAAGGCGCTTATAAAGATTTACAACAATTCGAAGATCGTGTACAAAAAACTGCAAATGGAATGCATGATAAGTTTCAAAAAGCAGGGGAATCAATTAGCCATGTAGGTAGCAAGATGCAAGAAACAGGCGCAAATATGACCGCAGGTGTTTCATTGCCTTTAGCTGGTATTGGTGCTGCTGCTGTAAAAGTAGCGTCTGATTTTGATGCTTCTAACAGAAAGCTAGAATCTACACTTGGTTTATCAAAAGAAGCTACAAAAGAGCTTGGTAATGTTGCAAAAGATACCTGGAAAGATGGATTTGGAGAAAGTATTCAAGAAGTTGATGAAGCTGTAATACAAGTAAGTCAAAACATGAAGAATCTTTCTTTCGATGAAATGCAGGGAGCTACGCAGAACGCTATGACTCTTGCGAAAACTTTTGACACGGATGTGAATGAGGTTACACGAGGGGCCGGACAGCTTATGAATCAGTTCGGTTTAGATGCAAAAGAGACATTTGACCTTTTAGCTTCTGGTGGACAAGCAGGATTAAACTTCTCAAATGAAATGTTTGATAACATTTCCGAATACGCGCCTTTATTTAAACAAGCAGGATTTTCTGCAGAAGAGATGTTTACCATTATGGCAAATGGAACGCAAGATGGTTCATATAATCTCGATTACATAAACGATCTTGTGAAAGAGTTCGGTATTCGTGTACAAGATGGGTCAAAAGGTGTAACAGAAGCTTTTGCAGAAATGAGCCCAGAAACTCAAAAGGTTTGGGACAATTTCAATAAAGGTAAAGGAACTTCTGCAGATGTATTTAATGCCGTCTTAGGTGATTTAGGTAAGATGGACGATAAAGTAAAAGCAAACCAGCTTGGTGTTGCTGTATTCGGTAGATGATACATTGTGCCGAAGTAAAATTGCGGTATTAAGCAAGAAGGGTGAGATTCCTAACTTGAACCGAAGGCTATACTAAGTATAGTCAGGGGCAGAGCATAGAAGGTGAAAAGATATAATCCTTCCACGAGACCGCGACACTTTAAGTGAAAACATATGCCGAACTTGCACTAATATGAAGTGCAAGAAGTAGAGGATAAAAAGCCTTTACGATAACACATGACAAAATGGGAAGACATGGGTGCAGAAGCTGTATTAGGACTAAATAACGCCGATGGTGCATTACAAAACGTTGATGGCAGCATGAAAAAAATGCAGAAAACGCAGCAAGAAGCTTTTGGTGTTCGTTGGCAGAAACTTGCTCGTACCACAATGGCATCATTAGAACCGTTAGGACAAGCTATTCTAGATATTGCAGAAGTGGCACTCCCTCCAATCATTAAAGCAGTAGAAGTTGCTGCAAAGGCATTTAGTTCAATTCCTAAGCCCATTCAAATTGGTATTGTAGCAATTTTAGGTATGGTTGCTGTATTAGGACCGTTAATTGCCATGATGGGCTTTATGACAAGTGGAGTAGGTGCATTTGTTGGCTCGTTTAGATTCCTTGTACCAGTATTAACAAAAGTACCAATGCTATTTACAGGGATACTAAAGGTTGGCCCTAAACTTATTGGTATGTTTGGTGGAATAGGAAAGGCCCTAGCACTGTTGGGCAGATCCATGATGACTTTACTGATGAATCCTTGGACGATTGCCATACTAGCAATTGTAGGATTAGTATATCTGATTTATAAAAACTGGGATGACATTGTTAAATATACCAAACAAGCTGTTAAATGGGTTGGTGATGCCTGTTCTAAGGCTTGGGACGCAACCGTAAAAGGTGCGAAATCCGCTTGGAATGGTTTAGGTAAGTTCTTCTCTGGATTCTGGGAAGGTACGAAAAAATTATTCAGTTCTGCAATGTCATTCATAGGTAAAATATTTTCTAAAGCTTGGGATGGTTATGTAAAAGTAGTTAAATTTTATTTTAGCTTAATGAAAAATATAATTGAATTCGGTTGGAATGCTATAAAATTCATTTTCAAATTTGCCTTAGATGGATTAAAAAAAATTGTAGATGGTACATGGAAGTTCATTAAGAATAGTGTCCAAAAAGCTGTTAACACTTGGAAAAATATATTTAACACTGGATGGAATATTATTAAAAGAATTTTCTCTATAGCTTTAGCTTTAATAAAGCAGTACGTAAAAACCGAATTCGAAAAAATGAAAAATACAATTTCCAGTGTTTTTAATACGATTAAGGATATTGTAAAAAAAGCCTGGGACGCAATTAAATCAACCTTTACTACAGTATTAAAATTCTTAAAAGATTTTGTGAAATCTTCTTGGGAATCTATTAAAGATACAATTTCTAGCGTTATGAACACAATTAAAAATGTGATTCAATCAGCTTGGAATTTTATAAAGTTCATAATCATTAGTGCAGTACGTGAATTTGTTGGGTTTGTAATTACTAATTTCAACAAATTATATAACACAATAACCGATGTTGTTGGCGGTATAAAAGAATTTATTGTTAGTAGCTTTAAAACTATAAAAAAAGCAATCACTGGTGCATTTACAGGGGTTGTAGATACTGTTAAAGATGTATTTAGTAAGGTTGGTTCTATAGTAAAAAACGTAGCAAAAGATGCAATTAGTTGGGGAAAAGATATTATCGCAGGTATCGGTGAAGGTATGTCCGGCATGGCAGATTGGCTTGTAAAAAAAGCTAAAGGCGTTGTTTCGGGAATACCTAAAGCCGTATTGAAGTTCTTTGGTATCCGAAGCCCATCCCGGTTAATGATGGAATACGGGGGCTATATTACAGAAGGTCTTGGTGTAGGGATGGAAAAAATGATTCCTGCAGTAGACAAAGCTTCTGAACTATTAAATAAAGCTGTCGTTCCACCTAAACCAATGAAACTAGTGACCGATGTATCTAATCAAATTGGACAAATGGGCGCACGTTCTGCTGATTTAATTGGTAAAACTGCACATCCATTTGCTGGACAAACCCACGTTGAGAAGAAAACGGATAATGGCGTAACAATTCAAAATGCTACATTTAAAGTCGCTGTTGAAAAACTACAATCTGCAGACGACTTTGTAAAAATGAGAAAGCTGCTACAAAACGTAGTTGCTGATGATCTAATGGGAATGGCGGTGCGAAATGTATGAGTATATTAAAAACATTGCATAGAAGAGCTGGTTCATACCATCTCTTAGGAAAGGCTGCAGAGTTAAAAGACACAATAAGATATACCATTGATTTCTCATGGCCAGGGACATATAACTTTTCGTTTTTGTCCCAGGTTCCTATTGGTTCTGATGGAATGCTGCCGAATAAATACTTTGTTGTTCGGGTTAATGGGATTGAGAGATTCAGAGCACGAGGTCCTTATGATTGGGAAGCGAGAGAAATCTTTGTAGGTGCAGGTCCACAAACGATTGAATTTACAACAATCGGTTATGGATCTTCTGATGTAGCATATATACGCGACGTACATTACTATGCTTTTGGGCATGTACCTAATATCGAAAAGATTGAACAAACAAAATTACCGAAATCACTAGACGGCTTAAAAACTTATAATGTCATGCACGGATATCCTCGTTACCAGAGTGCGGGGAATAAAGGCTGTGAAGTTGAATTCACGGCTCTATTCAATGATATCAGTCATTGGCGTGATTTCATGAGGGAAATATATCGCCCTCATATTATTACGGGTGATTATGGTACCTATGGGGGTATTATCCCGCCGAATGAAGTAGATGCAATACGAAAAGGAACGCTAGTCATAGCAAAATGTAAATTAATATCTATGTCACAAGCAGGAGTAGGAGTTGATGGGATGTGAGAGAAGGATCTATTTCTTTAATTAGAATGTTGGGGAGCTATTTCCAAGTGGGGAATAACTCCCCTAATTTAATTGTTTATATGAAAAGAAGAGACTCTTCTTCTTACGTACAAATACAACACCGTGTAATAGGCTTAGAAGTGCAGGAGAACGCAGATCAGTTTGCTAGTACATTTACTATTACCTTTGCGAATGAATACGGTCAAATGGCTCCTGATAACTGGTATGGTAAGTTCTCTTCTATTTCGGAATGGTTTTATAACAGCGAGGTAACAAATACAAACCAGCTATATCCGCAGACTGAATTTAAAGTGTCTATTGGCTACGGTGAAGAAGCTTTGCCGTATATACATGGTTTTGTATCTGATGTAAAGGTAAATGCCGAAAGTGGCACGATTTCAGTTACCTGCACTACATCCTATAAGAAGGTTTTACATAAATCAGTAATCCCAACACCTGGATCAGATGAAATTGTTGCACCTACCGGTAATGTTTATGATGTTGTGAAGTTCTTCTTCCAAAAAGCTGGAGTTGTCCTTCATGGTAACAGAGTAAATATTCCTGGAACCAATCAAAGTTGGATTGTTGAAGGAGCAACCGGTAAAAGATTTCAAAAATGGGATGAAATTGTTCGCGATATTATAGATACAACATTCCACTACATTAAACACGAACCAGACGGAAGTTGTACATTTATGAAAATGCCAGATTATGCAATTAATGAACCTGCAAAGTTTAGTTTTAGAGAAGGGGAAAATCTTATCTCTTTAGATATGCAGCTAACTGACCAGGATATAAGTAACAGTATTGTTGTTAAATGCGGAGATTACGCAAACGGATTTCTTAATTCGTTTCTATTAAAAAATGTATCGCAGGGTGATTTACGAGAGGAAATGATAGAAGTTCCCTGGGCGACAACGTTCTTTGCAAGAAGAGCGGTTGCTGCAGCTTATCATTTAAAAGCAATTCAGAAGTTCAGAACATTAACAGTAGCAGTAGTTGGTGATCCAAGGATTCAATTATTTGATGTTATTTCTGTTTACAATAGAGATTCTGGTCAACAGTGGAATTACTTTGTTAAAGGGATTAATACAATGATTTCTGCAGACGATGGATTCTATCAAACTTTAGATTTAACTGTTAACTATGGGTATGAACCTGCTCCTTATACAGATATAACCGGTATTACAGTAAATGTAGATACATTACGTTTAAAACTTTGGGATTGGGATTTAGAGGATGGCGATTTATTAAATATTTACTGTAATGATAAATTAATCGAAGAAAATTATTTCATCCGGAACAATCCGACGTATGTTGATATTCCACTTGAATACGGCGTGAATATTATCGTATTTGAAGCAGTACGAAACCCAAAAGGGATTCTTACAGGACGTTTGCAAGTACTGGATACGCAGAATAATATCTTATTTGATTATGGTTCTTTACCAGATTTATCATTTCCTCGGGTAAATCAAGATGCAAATCACTATTATATCCAGCGTCCAGCCAAAACATGGTCTGTTACGCGCGTGAACTAGGGGTGATTCTATGATAATGCAAAAAAACTTATATGATCCAATCATGTATTTGATGAAAGGATTAATTGACAGGCAAATATATACCGGTGGTAAACCAATGCCTGGTAATGACCCAAACGATGTATTTAAAGAAGGTATGACAGAAGGTTACACCCTCATTCGTGATGGCGCTCGTTTGTCTGCAGTTGATGGAGATAAATATTTACACTACGATTTAGCTTTTAACGCACAAGGTATGTTAGAAAAAGTTCTTATCTCCCATAAAGTAACCGGAAAAGAGATGGAGATACAATTAATATATAATGCACAAAAACAATTGGAACGTGTGCAGCCGCGACTTCTTAATAAAGGTAACGGTATTCTATCTGATTTACCAATTCCCGATGTGTCGTAATGATGCACGGGAATTTTTTAATACACGAAAAAGGGTGATTGCTCTTGTTTGAAACAACCTATTTAGCCGGTGGCCGATTAGATCCACCTTTTCATCCGACTAAAACAGAACCATTCATACCTGGTTTCATTATGGATTCCACATCATTTAAAACGGATGAAGTGAAATATACATTACCTGCAGATATGGAGATTTACGCAATTAGTGTTAGTTCTTCCATTTACGAATTAGATGATAAATGGGATTTAATCGTAAACGGGCAAACCGTTTGCCAAGATATTTATACAAAGCGGCTTCCGGAAGGGATGCACTTTATGGTTTATAAAGCAGTTAAAGCAGGAGACACAATTGTATTTCGATTCCATAACCAAGGGATTCTTGATAAAACAGTTTGGTTTGAATTGCACTTTTTAAGATAAGGGGGCGTATTGATGAGTTTTGCTGTTACCTATATGGCTGGTGGAAGATTCGACGCACCTTACTTCCCAACAAAAACAGAGCCATTCATACAAGGGCGAAGAGTTGGTATTCATGATGAAATTCATGTAGATACGTTTTCATTACCATTCGAAACAGAAATGATTGCTTTTTCTGTTGCTGCTTCACATTACAGTGACTCGGACTACTGGAATTTATTTATTAATGGCCAACAAGTATTTAAAGAGGTGTATGTAAAAGATGTGCCGGAGGGATTTAATTTCTCCATTGTAAAACCTATACCTGCTAATGCAGAGCTAAAGTTCGAATACCACAATGCATCCGCAGAGAAAAAGGCTATATGGCTTAATTACCAACTATTAAGAGATTAGGAGCGTGTAATAGATGGCATACGTTGAAAAAATGTATACAGAAGGCGAATTCCAAGACGAAATTGTTAAATTGGTAATCGCTAACGGATGGAAGAAAGTAAAATCATTTTTCAGAGCTGTTTATCCAGATATGGAACAGAAATCTGACGATGATACAAAATTTGAATTCGGCATGAGTAAGCACATGTTAGTGAAGAACAATAGCGGTTCTATTTATGGGATTGCTCAAATTTCAAAATGGTCACTTAAAAAGTCAGAGATTAAATACAACTTCACAAATGAAGAAGGAAAGAAAGCTTTTGCCGAAGACGGTAAAAAACGTCTAGAAAGTGGCAGGGATCGTTCTTGTTTTTATGTTTATATGATTGAAAAAGAACCAAGCGTTGTTGATGAAGGTATACTTGTTCTTCCTTATGAATCTAATAAATTTGAAAAAATATTATTAGATGTGGAATTAACTAAGATAACAGTTACTACAAAAGCAAGTCCAGGTGGTGGCGGTAGTACTTACAAAATTTACTCTTACGATGAAGCGGAGACACAAGTCATGATGTCCCCTTGGGTAAAGGTAACATTACGAAATACGAATTTACAAGGTATCAACGCTCAAACAAATTGGTGGCCGGATTCATTGGTCCGGATTAATGGCCAAGTTGATGAAAGCCGTGTTGTTTTATTAATACAAGCTGATAATACACCAGCCTTTGAAAACAACGTAGTTCCAGTTACACCGCTTTATATGGGCCAATTAGAAAGTTACGCTAATGATGATACATTAGGTGATGCATTATGGGCAGGAACAGCCTTTGATACAGGTAATGAAGAAGCATCACATAAATTCGATTTTAACGATACGAAACCATATAGAAATGTAGAAAACTACATGCCTGTCATGAAGTCTTATCCACGTTCCCCTGGTAATGGTATTGATAACGTGATTATTAAACGTTCAAGATTAGGAGCAAGGTACCAGGCTCATTTTATTGCATGGAATGTAGCGCCTAATGCAATGCCACCAGATCGCGTTGGTAAAGATGGCGGTCAATATTCACTAGCATGGCAATCACAAGATAATGACGAATACAAATATCAATTTAACCCGTCTGTTTACAGTAATAAAGTACATACTTCACGCGCTTATATTGTTCATCCAGATGAAGGTGTACGTGGATATTTACCTTATATGATCCTATTGTCTCCGCTAGGTCTATTAAATGGCGATAGATTAAAAGTTAGAAAGAATACTTGTCCGGATTCACACGAAATTTACAAATTCTTTAATGTAGATGCTATTTCACCAATTACAAAAAGACCTGCTACGGCCTACCGTCCTGCTGGATTAGGTATTTTTGAGAAAACAGTATAAAGGAGTGTACATATATGTGGTTTGATAAAGTCGTATATTTCCAAACATTACCGCAAGAATTAGAAAAACTATTTGCTGATAACGGTTGGAAACGAACGCTATTTTTCCAAATTAAGAGCGGCATTTCAAAATTTATTGATGTAAGGTTGTTTGAATCATTAGGAAGTGATGGAGAACGCAGAAGATTCGGCATAGCAAATGCGTATGATACTGCGGATTCTGATTTCACTGATAGCCGGTTTATTTCTGCAGATTCTCCACTAGGTAAATTAGGGATGGGGGATGGAGTAAAGAAAGACTTCTCTATCCCTGTTTCTCCTGTTCTTGGCCCTTCTGTCATTGTATATGTAAATGGGTTTGAGCAAGAAAAGAGTAAATATAAGGTGGATGCAACTACAGGAAAAGTAACATTTACTACCGCTATTGCAAAAGGCGATAAAGTAACATGCGAATATAGATTAGCTACCAACACATATGAACCGAATAATGACATGCTGCTATTTACTTTCAATCGATACTTTATTGAAAAAGAGATCCTTTCCGGTGATAAATTAGGTGAATTAGGAAAAGGAAATGGAACGAAAAAGAACTTCGCATTGCCATTCCCTAACTTTGACGAAAGTAGGACCGTAGTTTACAAGGATAATACTATTGTTGATCCTAGCGAGTATTCGTTCACTGAAACGGAAATTGTATTTAATACCGCACCTGCAGCAGATACAACAATTAAGATTAGCGGTATTTATTTCTTATTACCAAAAGAAGACGGAACACTGGATACATTAACGGCAAAAACAAGTTTCGATGTACAAAAGATGGAAAGTATTATGGGCGAAGTATATTCTACGATTAATTTTGTGAACCCATCCCCTTATACATCAATTAGTTTTACACCGGAGCAGCGTTTCTCTAAAGAATTAAATCGCGACTCTGTTATTTATCTGTATGGGAACGCAAACAAGGACCGCTTAATTATGTTTATGCGTGTAGATCCAACACCAAATCCAGTTCGTGCATTATTTGTTCCGTTGTATATCGGAAAATTATATACATTCGATGTTGCACCAAGAAAAAACATGATTATTTTAAGCGGCTGCAGACCAGGCGACCAATTTGTATATTCACCAAATAAGAAAATTGGTAATGCGCCACTTGATTACGGTTCTGATACATCAAACGGAAACGAAACGGTTCAATTATCACAATCAAGTACAGGAGCCATGTACCAGCATCATTATTTAGCTTTCATTACTCATGATATGTCAGTAGATAGTGGACAAGGACGCTTTAATCCATCGGTTTATAGTGGTAAATATCATTTATCTCAAATTTATATTGTGCATCCAAATGATGGCTATGTTGGAAAGCTGGATGATGTATATGCAGTACATCCGAAGAACATCCAACAAGCCGATGAGCTAGAAATTGAAAAAACAGTTGTAGATGAAGTACTTGGACAAGGTGACGGACACCGTAAAGTATTTCATTTAGAACATAAGCCAAAGGGCGAAACGTTAAGATTATTCATTTCATGTAAAGAAGTAGAAAAAACAGATTATGTATACAATGCAGAAGATAAGACCGTTACATTTAACGAAGCACCGGTTATTGGTTCTGAAATCACAGGCGCTTATGAAATGGCTCAATTATATCGTTACACATTACCGACAACGCCCGTTTGTCCTATGACACAAGCGAAAGCAACACCATTTAATCCAATTGGTTTAGCAATCTACAAAGAAGATATTTAAGCATAAGGGGGTAGCAGAAGAATGAGTGAAAAAGTTTATTCTATTGCTTCCCCTTCTATATGTACCAAAGAAAAAAGTCATGTTGTTGTAGTTGGTTCTGGACCTAATCAGAATGAAAAAGTTTATTCTTTCTCTATTACACCAGCGAATACAGAAAACAAAAATGATGTTGATTATCCAGTTTGCATTGCTCCTTATGCGAGATATAAGGCTGTTAAAGAAGATAACGCAGGAGTAACTGCCACTAAAGTAAGAGCAAAAGGGATTTTAACAGATGTTGTAGAGAATGCATTGCGACAAATAGAGGTAGAAGCCTACATTTCAAATACAACTGATATTGATTTAAATCGAAATATAAATGTGGCCAACATTGAAATGCAGCATTCGCAACGAATGGACAGTATTTCTGTTCAACTAATTTCTGCAGAAGCATCGCAACAACATAGACGAATTTTCGATATAAACCATATCGAAGGGGTTGAGAGCGAAAAACCAAACGAGATAGAGGCAATGGTACACGCTTCTGATGAAACAGATCTTATAACGAATAAATATGAAGCTGCACCGATCATACAGCAGGATTTACTACAAGGTAAGTTACGTGAATTCGCTGCAGGTGTAGAAGTATTACCGGAATGGGTAAATGTTGCACGTATTGTATATGGTGAAGGTTTCTATAATGATCTTATGGCTGATAGAGTTACAACGGATTATGAAGCTGTATCAATGCATAATGAAACGAGCGAAATTGTTACCAGGGAGCTAAAAGCTACACATGCAGAGGTTACTTTATCTACTGCAGTGCCAAATATATTACCTGTATCCATTGCCGAAAATGAAACTGGTGATATACAGCAAAAAGAAATGCTTCTTCATGCTCCGGCACAATTCGAATTTGGTACAAAAGAGCGAGAAGTCAAAGGAATCATAGAAGAATTTGATTTGTTCAATGGTATGGGTATACCGGTTTATCTTCCGGATTATGATTTATTTGCTCGTATGCAAAGAGACATTGAAACGTCTATCGCTAAACAATATGAGTTGAATCGTGTAGAAGAAATTGAAAATGTGGACCTGCTTCCTTATGAAGATATTGAAAGCGCGTATTTAATTCATGAAATAGATGTAGAGCAAATTAAGCTGGATCAAACTATTCGAGCAAAGGAACTTGCTGCAGATGTTATTGCAAGTAATGAAGTAAGCAAGAAAATAAATGTATTTGATTCTGAAAGAAATGAATCTACATCATTTACAAGAACAAAAGAACAGTATGCGAATGTAGATACAACACACGAATTTGAACGTATCGCAGAAACACTTAATTCTGTTTATGCCGATCAACAAGAATTCGCAAATAAAGAAAATGTATTTACTGCAGATGTAGAGGTAGGACAAGAAGTTGAAAATACTTCACGGGTATTATCTGTTAAAGATGTTTCCGAAACTGACGATGCGAATAAATCGCAAAACATATTCGAGATACAGACAATTGTCGCAGAAGAAGCAGAGAGATTACATGAAATAAATGCCGGTATTACTACTGCAGATTATTCTCATCGTATCTTAAAAGAATTACAAAGCGTATCGCCAGACGTTACTTTTGCAGAAGTGAAAAATGAGTTGCAAGCAACTGTAGTTGAACTGGATCAAGCAGATAAAGAAGATACTGCAGTACTTACACATGTAGATGCAACTTCTTCATTCGGATTAAAAGAACGCGTGCTTATTACCGATGTAAATACTGATGAAGTTGCCAATAAAACAGAAAAAGAATTTCAAGCTAACATAGAAGAGTTTGATTTATTTGAGGGCCTTGGTATTCCTGTATATCTTCCAGAATTCGATTTGTTCGGCCGTGTTCAAAAAGAACTAGAAACACGTATTACCTTATTTAATAATTCATCTAAATCATTAAATGTGATGCAGATGAAACTAGATCAAACAATTGAATCTGAAAAAGCAATAAAAGAACATACAACTGCAGTAATTGAAGAAGTGGCTTCTGACATCGTTCCAGTTATCTTAGATACTGAACATATATCATTAGATATTTCTTATAAACAGGATACACAACAAGCTCTTATTACAGAGCAAGAAGCCTTTACCGGTATACGTGAATTTGAAAGCGGAATTATCTCTGATATAACACCAGCCGATAAAGAAGTTATAACGAGAGATACAAATGTAATTGAAACTGTAGATGCAGCAAGGGAATCTGAACGATATGCAATCGTTAGTAAACAAGAATTATTAGAGCGACAGGCTATTGTAGACGCTGCGACTAATGAAGTAGATACACTTGATAGGAAACGTGAATTAGAAATCGTTACAGAGGAATATGAACGATTTGAACGTACACCAGAACGAGAATCAGTTCTAGAGGATAATGAACGATTCAAAATGGAGAGAGTACTAGATACAGAAAAACCAGATGAATTAATAGTTATTGAAAAAGAAAATGATGATCCTAAGTTATGGCTGCGACATAGCCGCCAATCTTGGTGGACAAATTCAAACTGGAAGAAAACAAGATAAAGAGAAGGTGATAAAATGGCAAGCCAATTAGGAAAAAACTTATTGCAACCAGAACCAGGGTGGACTCGTGAACATTGCACTTTAGAGAATGCAAAGCCAGGTAAGTTTTTTTCAAATGTAGACTTAACCGGCAATATTACAGGAGATAAATGGCGTGTAGTTGGGGATTCTAGCAGTTTAGAGCGGAATAGTTCCTGGTATGTCGGTGACTCTTTAGGTCGTTCATTTTATTTTAAATTTACAGGGACCGCATTGCGTATATTATTGAAAAATTTTACAACTCATGCATTTAACATTACTGTCACTATAGATAATATAAGATATGTTGGTTGGGTACCAGCTTATTCTGCTGAATACTCTCTTGTCGTATTTGAGCAACTTAATCTAATTAAGGGTGAACATAACGTTAAAGTAACTACAGAAGGAAGGGCTTCTGGTGCACCTGGATCTGCTTATACGTTTTTAACTGCTATTGATTACGCAGATTTAGGTGCTAAAGTTGGTGATGTATTAAAAGAACCGGAACCTGATTGGAAGCGATTTGATGATACAGATAGCAATATTCGGTATACAGGACCTTGGTTTCATAATAGTAATGCGGTAGGTGACTCTAATAATACGTTGTCATACAAGAACTCAGATCATGGTACTGAACCAACAAAATGCGAGTTCGTATTTTCTGGAAAGGGAATTCGCATTATTTCTAAATACATCAATAGCACAAGTTACAGAGATCCAATAAAAATCACTATAGACGGTTCTTCTGAAACTTACACACTTTCTCCAAAATCAGTTATTCTTCAATGTTTAGTTTATGAGAAATTGGACATTGCACCTGGAATTCATACAGTTGTAATTGAAGCTCAAGATAATATTATAGATGCTATTGACGTATTAGGTGGAGAATTACTATCACCAGATTTAATTAAAAAGCCTAAAGTATCCTTGTATGAAAAAGAAAGTGGAAAAATATTTGTAGATGATTTTGATTCTATAAATCCCAAATGGATTATGTCACCATCAAATGCATTTAACAATGCTATCAAAAAAGGTTTCTTACGTATGAATCATTCTGCAGATAAAGACGTTATGCTGTTAATCGATAAACCGCAAGGTAACTTTGCAATCCAGGTTATTGCGGATTATGCTCCTACAAAAGAAGGAGATGAGGGTGGCTTACTGCTCTATCAAAACGAAAAGAATAAGGTTGAATTCCTTGAATCTTATGCTGCTAATGGTTCACAAATCAATAAAGAGTGGATGGCAATTTGTAAGGAAGATCAATGGGACTTTTACACAAAGACAGATACATTTTTTGATTATGCGGATAACGACTCATTAGCAGTAAAAAGAATTGGTGTTGTTTTAAAAAGAGGAACTGCAGAGGGATTTGTACCGCTAGACATCAATAAAATTATTATGACAACAAGCAACATGTTACGTCTGCGCCAACTATATGAAAATTATAAGGTTGTATTAAAAGATACTGCAGATAATATACTGTCTACTAACATTGTAGCTGCAGCTCATACAGGCATTGATATTCTACTTCCTTCTTTAGAGTTTGAAGGAATCATAGAAATATATGACGAGGAAAACGAACTAATAGCAAAGAAACAAGCTACCTTTTACGGTGGGGATATGTATTGCATGGGTTCATCCCTGCAAATCAAAATGAATAGCGAAGAATTAAATACAACGGATCCAACGAACTTAGGTTACATGGTGAATAATGAGCGTATTGTAAAAATGACAATCGTAAATGACAACATCGGTACTGCTACAAATATAAAACTATCCATTCAACAGTACATGGAGAAAGTTGGTTACACCTGGGCGCTTATTTCGTTAGATGGGACAAGCTATTTAAATGAAATACAGATTGATTCAGTAGCCGCACAAAGTACGCGTGATTTTTGGGTAAAGGTTGTGAAGGATACAAATTTCCTAGCATTCGAACCAATTTATTTTAATATTCATCTAAAACATAATTGAGGTGAATACAATATGGGAACTGTAATGAAATTATATAAATATACATCGGAAAGTGAGATTACACCATCAATCCTTATTGAGAGGAATATAAAAATTACAATTGAACCAGGAAAAACTCTATATGCTCCACTAGATGTAGGTTGTAACAAATACGATATTCGCACGATTCAAGTTACAAATGATTCAAATGTTGAAGCAATGTTATTTATGTACGATCAAAAAGAGAATGGGAATCAAATTTATAAAAGTTTATCAGAAAAAAGAACATATGATATTTTAGCCATTCCTTGCGATGATAAAGATCATACAAACAAGGTCCATCTTTATATAGAAAATAGGGGCGTAGCAAACTCTACTTTTAATGTTTCTATGAAAGCCATACGTTTAAGTTAAGGAGGAACATATAAAATGACAAATAAAATTTGTAAGTTACACAGACTAGAGCGAAGAGAAGTCTTTATGAAGATTATCGATGAAATGAAAAAGGCTGGATGGCAGCAATTAAATGCTGATGCGCCATCAAAAGATAAAATTTACGTCATGTACTCAAGCGGTAACGACGGTATGAAGAACCATTCTTTAGAATTGCGCCCATTCGATTACGTCACTGCAACTAGCAAAGATATTATAGCAGGGATATATAGAGACTATGATATAAGAGACTCTGATAAGTATGCTACTGATGCAACCTTTAGATTAATTGAACGATATGATAAGGAGCAGGATGTTACTTTCGGAGGACCTGGTCCTTTCTACCCTTTGTGTTTTCATCAAGGGAAAGTAACTAACAGCACTAGTGTTACTACTATTAGTAAACCAATTGCTATGGTGGACCTATATTTATACGTTGATAAAGACATTGTTATCTATTGTGTTTATGAAAACGATGATAATCTTCCAGAACGAAAAGGGAAGACTGTAATGGGATTATTCGGAATTCCAGATGAACTATATCAACAAGAACAATTCAAGCCTATATCTTCTCCTTTTAGTGTCTTGGTGAGTGTTTGTCCAAAGTCCCCTGGTGCAGCAATGGTAGCTGCTAGAAGTAAGCTTATATATGATGGATTAAATAGTATTCCTGTTAATACTTTCATTTGGGATAAGGTATTTTTAAAGGCACCTTCTTTAGAAGGAAATATAATATTCACATCATTTTTTATGGGAGATAACGTAGATGGATTAAGGGCAAAATTTGATGGCCTTTACACATATAGAGGTTCAAATTTTGTAACTGGTGATATCGTTGAAATTTCACAAGATGAAGAAGTGCAGAAATATAAATTATTTAACACCTACTACTCAAGTGTATGGAGTTCATTTCCGGAGTTCAACATTGCATTAAGGGTAGAATAAGGCTGGTGATTTTATGACAATAAAAGGCATAATAATTCAACCGAAAACATTGTATCCACCCGTACAACGTAAACCACAAATACGTAAAGGTTCAAAATTAGAAATTAGTGACATGTATATTATAGGGGTTAGGAAAACTTCTATACGGAAAGGAGCTATGTTTAACTTCTCCCGAAACGAAAGCAAAACTACTGAAACAGCAGTAATGAAACCACCACGTACTGAACCACTAGAATACGCGTGGAAGAAAATGAACATATAACTTTATCGAAATTGAGCGTGCTGCAGCAGGCTTTTTTATTTTGACTTAATTTTGAAAGGAGGTGAGAACTTGGAAAGAATTCACGAACTCATCAAGGCATTGAATATAAGCGATGTTATTACAAGTACTCAATTTAAAGTAGGTGGTGCTATCGGTGGCGGATTAGGAACAATAATTAATTTACTCTACGGCAAAGCTAATTTAATTTGGATTTCAATTTACTGCTGGATTATCATGCTCGACTGGATTACTGGTAGTAAGGCTTCAAAACTAGATGGAACATACTCATCACAATATGGAATTGAGGGCATCACGAGAACCGTGGTGCTTTTATCATTACCAGCCCTTGCACATTTATTTGATATCGCTCTTAAACTACCTGATTTCTTTTTCTTCATGGTAGTCGGTGGATTGAGCTACCACATTTTTAATAGTTTCGCAGCAAACTGTGCACGAATTGGCTGGGAAAAATGGATTCCTGCATGGTTATTAGAAAGTGTAGCATCCGAAATTAAAGCAAAGATTCAAAGAAGCGATGCACGAAAAGAAAAACATAATACCAAATAAAAAATACACGCCTTACATAAGGAGAGCATTGTCAAAAGACGGTGCTCTTTTTGTTTGGCAAAAAGGGGAAAATACACAATGAAAAAACCGATTAAACTATTTAGCTCTTTATTTATGACTCTATTACTCCTACTTTCGTTTGCTACGGCTTCATTTGCCGATAGAGTACTAATCATCCAAGACTTACCGAAACAAGCATATCGCTACGGTGTGGGCGCTTATGAAGGCGTTGTAGCACATAGTACTGCAACACCAGAAGCACCAGCAATTAACATCCGAAATTATGAAGCTAGAACATGGAGAAATGCATTTGTACATTATGTTGTAGATTGGAACGAAACAGTTCAAATTGCCGATACAAAATATGTTGCTTACGGTGCTGGACCATCTGCAAATAAAAGATTTGTTCACGTAGAACTTTCTGAAACTAGCAATCCAGATAAATTTAAATCTTCTTATGAACGTTATGTAAAACTATTAGCTAAAATTTTAAAAGATAGAGGGATTCATCCAAGCAAAGGTTTATGGACACATAAAGATATTACTTACAAATTAGGTGGAACTGACCATGAAGATCCGATTGATTATCTTCGCAGTCATGGTGTATCAGAATCACAATTCAGAGCGGACGTACAAAAGGCGTATGAAGGCGCAACAGTTACGGTTAAACCAAAACCACAAGAGCCATCTCAAAACGTTGTAGGCGCAACAGGAGTAGCTTATATTGAAGGGTTTAACGTCAACCTTCGAAGTGGACCATCAACAAATCATGGTGTTATTCGTCAATTAAATAAAGGAGAAGCATATCAAGTATGGGGAAAACAAGGTGATTGGTTAAATCTTGGTGGTAACCAATGGATTTATAACAACCCATCTTACATTAAATATCAAGGGGAACAAACAACTGCTTCAAGTTCTGTAGAAGGTAAACGTGTTGTTTCTAAAGTGGACAACCTTCGTTTCTATGATTCTGCTTCTTGGTCTGACAAAGATGTAGCAGGAACGGTAGATGAAGGGCTTGGATTTACAATTGATGCTAAAGTATCCGTTAATGGTTCACCGCAATACAAGGTACACAACAGTAAAGGCACAACATACTATGTAACTGCAAATGAAGCCTATGTGTATGTGAAGTAGAGAAAAGGGTATGCCCAAACTTGGGCATACCCTTTTTTTGAGATTCTATACGATTGCTAAAGCAACACTGTATAACAACCAGGGTTTCCGTAAAAGAATTGAAACTCTACGCCAACAGCAATCACAAACACCTACATCAAAACAGATAAAACGTGAGATGGCTGACAATAATAAAGATATAATTATAGAATCGTTAAAGCGAAGAATTAGGAAAGTCGAAGAAGAAAACAAACAATTACGGAATCAATTAAAAGTAGCATACGCAGATGTATACCAACGGATATAAGTAAATAGAAAGATGTAATTTTATCGTACACACTTAACATTTATCACTCTTTTAATTAAAGGTATAGGAAACTTCACAGAAGTTCCCCTATACCTTTGATCATATTAGCTTTTCTGGTCAGAAGGATGATCAATTGAATCAGCTAGTTTATACCAACTCTGTACAAAGAAAAGAGAAAATATAGAACATATATTTCTAGTAGAATTGTATGTTATGCTGTTAACCTAAATATTTGATAAATTAATTCTTTTTGATTTTGAACAAACTAATCACGTAAATCAATCTGTTCTTTTTTATCATATATGTGCTTTTTACTTCTCCGAGAATGGATATATATGCGAAAAGACCTTAGTCTTAACATAGAATGTACACGTTTCTTAATAAAATGTTACTCTTGTTCTACAATGCTATTCAAATATTTGAGAGGTCTCGTTTGGGTCATAGTAACATATTACATTTCTAAATTATATCTATACGTTATCAAATCAACATAAGCCAATAACAATTAGTTAATGGAAGATTAGGTGCCTCTGAGATTACTGTTGTATTATATCCCACAATAAAACTAGCTGGTACAGTTGCAGAAGCCCACCCTGCAGTGAAAAATTGGTTTGCAATTGTATTACTCGAACTGAAAATAGGTGTTTGCCCGGTAGAACTCGAGTCAATTCCGATAATTCCCTTTCCGGCGGTATTTTGAACACTGTTTCCAATAACTTCAATAAATTTAAAAATATTAAAATTAGGATTAAATAGTAAGACAGGTACATTTCCTTCATTAACTGTTGTATTGCTTAGAAGAAATAACCCGAAATTTGTACCAACAAATTCTTCAATTACTAATAGATGTCTCAATGTAAAAGGAGAAGAATTATCTTGATTATTATTGCTTACTATTAAATTCCCTTGTAATGTCCCAGAATTAACAGTTATATTAGTGATGATAATAAATCTGCATCGTGTGCCACCTGAATCAGACACAAAGGTATTACTGTCAATAATACTTTGCCCTGAAGTAGAGGAAATAATGATATAGAAATACCCATTGTTAGGTGAAGCAGCAGGTGCATAGGTAAAGTTGCAATTTGTTATTTGAAACTCAGTTGCTACAATAGCGATACCGAGTTCACATACTGAAATTTCACAACTATTGATATATATCCCTGTTGCTGACAAATTATTAACTGAAATAACAGACTCAACTCCTAAAACAGAGGGGAAATTTTGGACGATAGACATGTTTTGGAAAATAACATTGGATACTGTAACATTAAACATAGAGATTACAGTATTCAAGGTAGTAATAACGGTAGTTGCCCCTATTCCTTGCCCCTCAATTGTTACTGATTTATTAACAGTGACAGTGGATGTAATTATAAAAGTCTCAGCATCAAGCAATAGTCTGTCACCGTTATTAGCCACAGCTAAAGCTGCATCAATTGTCGTATAGGTTTGCGTTGACCCAACAAGGATTGTGTTTCCGGTAGGAGCTGGAATAGCTCTGACCATCGGAGGAACTGGCTGAGAGAGCTTATAATACGTGATCCCTGTGGATAGGTCAATGTAAATATCCCCTAAATCTCCAATGGCGCATGTTGGAGTACCAACTCCTGTTAAAACCGTAGTACCTGTGGGTCCTGTCGGACCTGTNNGTCGGACCTGTCGGTCCTGTGGGCCCTGTGGGTCCTGTCGGTCCTGTGGGCCCTGTCGCTCCTGTAAGCCCTGTAAGTCCTGTAAGTCCTGTGGGACCTGTGGGCCCTGTCGGACCTGTGGGTCCTGTGGGTCCTGTGGGCCCTGTGGGACCTGTGGGCCCTGTGGGTCCTGTGAGTCCTGTGGGTCCTGTCGGACCTGTGGGTCCTGTGGGTCCTGTGGGCCCTGTGGGCCCTGTGGGTCCTGTGGGCCCTGTGGGTCCTGTGAGTCCTGTGGGTCCTGTGGGTCCTGTGAGTCCTGTGGGTCCAGGACCTGTTGGGAAAGTAAAGGGAGGAATAGCTGGAAGTGTTGGCCCCACTAGATTAGGATTAAAGGCCGCATCCTGAATTCCCTTCCATTTTTTTTGCTCATTTTGTTTATCGAACATATTATTACCTCCAAACAAAATACACTCATTCCTTGGATGAGGAAACGGCTTTTACCCCTACATTAGTCTATGTAGAAGTGTGTCACTAATTTCCCTTATATACCGAATAGGTTATGAAAAAACGAGAAATAAAACAGTTTTCTCTCTTATCAATAAGATACCAGATGACTGTGTCATTTCCCCTATATGTTATGGTGACCCTTCCATTCGGTTCATTTATTAAATTGACTAATAGAAAATATTTTTAGTGAATAGTAATTCATCATTATCATAAAAAACGGCCTGTTTATAATAAAACATGTATGGAATTTTTATAAATATATAAAAAATACAGATAAACCCTCATTGTTTTTTTAGTTCAATGTGTTTACTGATTCAACAAAATGGTGATTTTTGTTTAACAAGAACTAAAAAGGTTTCTACATATTAGTCATATATAATATGTAGAAACCTTTATTTTTTATGTTTTTTTACAATTTAGGTCTTGATAACCGTTTGGTTCCATTTGACCATTTTATCAAGATATTTTTTAAATAAATTTTTAATATTAACGATTCTATCATTATATATATGTCTTCATCGATATCTTAATTTGGTAGTTACTTCTCTCTACATTTATTTATGAGAATTAAGTTCACTTTTTTCATTATATAAAGAACGATTCATTACATTTTTTAGCGTGAGTTCTGTTCAAGTTTCTTTTTACATAAAAATGTGAGGTGAAGTGATATTCTGATTATTTAAAAAGGAGGCAGACATATGTCTTTAGAGAAGTTTGTAGATGCATTACCTATTCCACCTGTCTTAAAAGCAAAAGATGAAATAAATGATATCCCATACTATGAGGTAACCATGAAGCAAGTGCAACAAAAATTGCATAGAGATTTGCCACCAACTACTGTCTGGGGTTACAACGGTATGTATCCTGGTCCTACATTTGAAGTACGAAGAAACCAACCTATTTTAGTTAAATGGAAAAATAAATTACCCTTCGAACACCTACTGCCTGTGGATCGAACTATTCATGGAGCAGAACCAGATAAACCTTCTGTCAGAACGGTTGTTCATTTACATGAAGGGCGGGTTAGACCCGAAAATGATGGATATCCAGAGGCATGGTTTACGCGAGATTTTGAAAATGTTGGTCCAAAATTTGTGCATAAAGTCTACTATTATCCAAACTGTCAACGTCCTGCAACGTTATGGTATCATGACCACGCCCTTGGAATCACTCGTTTGAACGTTTATGCAGGACTTGCAGGTTTCTATATCCTTAGAGATAGAGCAGAGGAAAAATTGAACCTTCCGAGTGGGAAATTTGAAATTCCAATCGTCATCCAAGATCGATCGTTCTATCCTAATGGTGAACTGTTCTATCCAACCCAGCCAGGCCATGAGCCGCCTCCAGCACCGCAGCCACCTCCACCAATAGATCCAACATTACCAAATCCATCAGTTGTACCTGAATTTTTCGGAAACACCATCTTAGTCAATGGAAAAGCATGGCCTTATCTTGAGGTCGAACCACGGAAATACCGATTCCGCATCCTTAATGGTTCCAATGCTCGTTTTTATCGTATACGGTTGAGTTCTGGCCAAAATTTTGTCCAAATTGGCACAGAAGGAGGGCTTTTAGAAACACCAATCACCGTATCCCAAATCATACTTGCACCAGCTGAACGTGTCGATGTTATTATTGATTTTTCGAACCATAAAGGTCAAAGTATCATCTTAACAAATGACGCACCAGCCCCATTCCCTAACGGCGAACCACCTGATTCAAACCTTACGCAGATTATGGAATTTCGTGTCAAACGAAAATTGCATAAACCTGACAATAGTAAAATTCCAAAAGAATTGAGTTGCTTGGAACATCTTGATCCTAACGATACTGTAATCGTACGAAAAAACCTCTTAGTTGAAACTACCGATGAATTCGGGCGTTTAAAACTTTTATTAAATAACCTAGATTGGGATCAAATGCCCCTTACAGAAACCCCATATAATGGGACGATAGAGATTTGGGAGCTTTATAATACTACACCGGACACTCACCCTATTCATTTGCACCTTGTTACTTTTCAAATTTTGAATCGTGCTACGTTTACTGGGGATCCAAATGGTCCTGACCTTATAGTTGGGCCACCACAACCACCTGATCCAAGCGAGATGGGCTGGAAAGATACTGTTCGTGCCAATCCTGGGGAGGTTACTCGTATCATTGCACGTTTTGGTCCTTTTACAGGAATCTACCCGTGGCACTGCCACATCCTTGAACACGAGGATCATGATATGATGAGACCATATGAAGTTCTTAATAATCAGAATTTTAACCCGTGTGAACCGATCCTTGGAGAATGTCCAGATGATTCGTTTTCTCAGTGTTTCGACTGTGATAATGATGACGATGATTGATCACAACACATCGCTATCAAGCTAAGATAAATTTGTATCTATAGAACGAAGAAAACGCTATTCTTTTTGTAGAAATATACAGAAAGGATAGCGCTTTTCTCAAAAGGCATTTTATAACTTTATAAGTAAAAAGATATTTGATTTACAAACTGTCATAAACTTTACCTAAATCTTTCTTGATTTGTGTCTTTAATTTTTGATTTTCACTCTCTAATAAATATACCTTTTCAAGTATTTATGGATCATGGAGAACATATTTAAAACCAAAGGAAGAGGGCGCTTATAGTGTCCTCTTTTTAATATCTATTATTTATAGAATGAGGTTGCAGGTACGTCTTTCGGTTATTGTTTGATAAACGTAAGATGTTTCTAAAAATGTGTATACAAAGGTGTGATTTTGTACTGTATATGTTCACATATTTGCTCACATTTTGTTCACGTACTATATAAAAAAGTATGAAAATCTATAAAAATAATTATTTCAATAAAATTTGTTCTAGATATTAAAAAGTGCCAAAACCCTTGTGGTATAAGGGC